CGAAAGAGGCACGTGCACGTTCCAATGCTTCAGTTGCAATCTTGCCGATGGCTAATACACCAGGAGGAATTTCATCATTAGAGAAAGTCCAACCAATGGTCTTAACAGAAAGCATCAACAATGAAATTTCATTAACAATGGTTTCAATTATAGGTGTGCCTGTGGGTCGATAAGTGTTAGGTGTAAAATTCCTAAAAATGATATCTTCCTTAGGATGCACCATAGTAGGCGTAATGGTGCCACGTTCAAATTCAGTGTAACCCAAGAGGATACCGAAGCCATCATACTTAGGTGCAAAAAGAGCGCCATCCTTGGCCAGCAATTCCCGCAGTATTCCATTAGAATCCCTAACCTTCTGTATGACACCTCTGCCTATGACCAATAAATCAGTAATAAACTTTGTCATTATGGTAGACAAAGTTTCACGATCCAAGTTCGGCATCTGCATGAAAGTACAATATTCTTTTACCTCTTGGGGATCATGGAACATTCTATCTTTAAATACAATGTTCCAAGGAATATATGCGACTTCACGAGCTAGACCATCCACAATGGGTCGAACGCTAGATGACATTTCATAAATGTCACGTAACAAACTAAAACTTAGGCGACCAAAAGTTTGGGGATGCACTGCATATGAAAAAGGCCAAGTCCCAGCACTTGCTGCACGTGTGGCAGCATTGGGAAGCGCTTTAGATATTGATAGAGGCTCAGCATCAAAGCGGGTATCGCTAGCAGGTACTTCATTGCCACGTGCGTCGTAGATCATGCCACTCCACCTACGTCCTGTAATTCCATACTGAAAAACCGCCGCCCTTACGTTCGCTTATTTTACGAAGCGCCTCTAATGCCAGCCAACCGGCCATCAGGGCGTCACTATGTGAGTTTGGATAATCTTTAACTTCCTGCATCCAATAACAAAAAGAGCACTGACAGGCTTTGTCATGATCACCACCAGCACCCAATGGAATCTTCCATTGACCTGTTTCAATCTCTGCCATCAATGAGGGTATTCCCACATTAACATCCAACTTCTGATTGCCCGTAAAGTAACCTTCAATGGGCAAGCCTAACTGAGGTACAAGAGATTGAATGATGTCGACTAAATACTTCTGCGCGCCATTGTTTTCAACATAAACCTTGGCAGGTTTCATCCTCTCACATACCTCAATTATAGAGCGGGCAGTTTCTAATGGCTCGTTGCGTCTAAGAATACGAATCTCACATGGAATACGTTTGGCAGTGGGAGCTCGACCCAAAGTATAAATCACTGAGGGGCAATTCTCGACGCCAGGCCGATGTCCCAAATCCACACCGACGAATTTGATAACTTCAGTGTTTATAATAACGTCGAAAGCTTTTAACTCATAGTCTCGTGAAGAGTCAACAGCCGTTGCATTAATCCAGGACTCTTCGTCTGTGAGAGCTACTCCACGATATGCTCTGTTGTAATGCCGTGTACCTGAAACAGCTAACTTGCCTCTAAAGTATTCTGAATCGTAGCGCTCTGGCCAATGAGACTCAAAATTATCTCCAACCCAGTATTCACGGCACTTGGGTATCATGTTGTTAGCACGTATCTCTGAAACAACATCTTCTACGTGCCAGGGTGTACCTACCATGTACCAACGAAATGCAGCGCCGTCAGACATGTTAAGCCAATTTGAATGGAATGCTTCTTTGACCTGCTGACGTAAACGCGGGAAAACCAAACTATTACGATAACCAGAAACGTCGTCAAATATAATTAAATCAGCGCGGCCACCAGTTGAGGACGTCAATACACCAGAACCTTCAACAGTGGCGTCTGTATGTGCCACGTTGCGTCTAACCGTAATTTTAGACTTAGTCCAAGTACCAAGAGAAGCAGGAACACAATTAGGAAAGATCTCTTTAAATTTCTCATTTTCAAGAATAGTCGTTGATATGCGTACAATGAGATCTTGTGCACGATCATCAGCTTCAGTAACAATCTTGACACGCAGATTGGGATTCTTACCGATCTCCCAAAGAACCCTGCCAACAGTAACCTGTTCACTCTTGCCACTACCACGAGCTGCCAACATCTGACCAAAGCGATGCGTATTCATAAAACTATGCCATGTCTCGTGCATGGTAGTAGCTTCATAATCAAATACGTAACGAATAAAAGCTGCAGGATCTTCGCGGGCGCGACGAATTGTCTTTTCTTTAAGAAGCTGATATAACCTAAATTTTTCGTCGAAGGAACTCATTCATGTGGTTCCTTCTCCGCGGGTACTATATCTGCAGGGACAGGTAGCTTATTTTCAGCCTCAGCCAAGGCTCGGCGTAATTTGATGATCTCATCGTCGAGATCTTTTTCTTTCATTGCTGATGTCTCAATGGTATTATTTTCGGTGGGATCACCAGTAATCAAACGACGCTGGTGGGAAACAAGCTTAACAGTGTCTAGAACATCTTTCCAACTGGTAGGACGTACTTCTTCAGTGACCAGAAGTTCTGCTACTTTTCCCTCAAGGAAATCAAGTAATTTAAGCTCATTTATCTGGTCAGCTGTCTCAGCACTTTGCTGGGCACGGGCAATAGCCGAACGGGCCTGAGTAAGTAATTCTTGATCCCTGCTTATCTTGGCATCCCAATCCTCTTGCTTTTTCCATACGTGTAAGGTTGCCGCTGGTATTCCTAACTCTCTGGATACCTGTAAAAGGTTGCGACAACGTAAATAGAGGCGATAAGCATTACGCCTACGTTCGAGATCCGGCTGCTTTGCCATACCTCATAAGTATAGCATTAAGCTCCCGATTCGTCACCCTGGGAGATGTGTTCTGGTTCATTAGGCCAGGTAAACCTGAGGAAGTCTTTAAGAGTAGTAATCATAAAGCGTTTGCCTTCAGCTTCAAAGGACGCAGCGGCACCATGAAAAATAAAGTCCTGCTGAAGTGGGAATAAGATGTAATCTGTTACACCGGCCTTGGTAAAGATTACAACTGTTTTTTCATCTTTCGTGTCGTCACGACTTTTAACCCAGTAATCAAAGACAGTACATTTGCGTGGATTCTTAAAAATCTCATTAAAGCCCCATTCCTTGCGACACTTACATTCAATGGAACCATAACCTCCACCCTTCCATACAATGTACATATCGTCGATAGGCTTTAAATCACCATGTGGTTGACCCCCTGTAGTACGCTTAGTGCGTAAGAAGGCTTTACCCCAATCCATACCAAAGTATGAAGCTATGAGTTTAGCAACTCGACGTTCATACTCTCCACCCTTGGCACTAGATCGCTTAGCGATCTTAGATCTTTGTTCATCTGATAGCATTACAGATCCTTGATGGAAACAACCCCTTCAAGCTTAACAACGGTAGTGTTTAAAGTACCGGTGTCATCCTTTGCAACGATTTCCACAGAAGATACAATTGGTGCACTTCCACTAGGTGATTCAGCACGAATAATTTGTGAAGGATTAATGTTATTAGAATCAACAACAGGAAACTTATCTGCTAATTCAGCCTTAAGTGCGGGAGATACTACTGTCGCCTCTTTCTTGGTCTCAATCACTTTCTGTACTTGCTCTGATGCAGGGACTTGAATTAAACCCAAGGACCTGTAGGTATCAGAGATAATGGCATCATCAAGTAACGCTGCCAATTCATCTTTACGGTACTTTTTGCCGTCGTATTCATACCAGCCACCGCCGGCTTTGATCCTACCAAGCAAATCTGGATCACTGAGAAAACTTAGGGCAATTTCTTTAGGTCGGATACCAGAGTCAAAGAAAAGATCAAATGTCCGGGTCCTAAAAGGAGGGACAAATTTATTCTTCGTGGAATGGACTTGGATGGTTTGGCCAATGATCTTCTCAGTTTCTCCCTCGCCTTTCTTTTGAGCTAGCTTACGAGTTTCGAGAAGCAGGCCTGCATGAAAATCAATTGCGTGGCCACCAATCTTTGATTTGTTAGTACCGTACATGATGCCAGGATTGTCTTTCAACTGGGAGACGAATAGCAAAGCAACACTCTCATTCCAAATCAAATTGCTCAGCTTGCGCAAACCCTGAGAAATGATCCTGGCATGTAAGCCACGAGCTTGAGAACCTGTCGAATCTTCCATTTCAAGTTCAGCAGACGCTGGCGTAGCTGACACACTATCAGCTACGATAAACATTGGCGTTGGATCCTTCCCCTCTTTAACAACCTCAATGACAAACTGAATTTCATCAAAAAGAGCTTCAAGATGCTGAGGCTGCAGCAAAATCAGATGTTCGGGATCTACCCCAAAGCGCCTAGACCATGAGGAATCATAGCTGTGCTCAGTATCAGCTAATACGCAGACAATACCTTGTCTCTGAGCTGCGCCTATGGCCTGTGCAACGATTGAACTCTTGCCACTGGAGAATGGGCCTGCAATTTCACTAATGCGTCCCAACGGGAAACCAGGTCTGCCGATAACCCAGTCGATGGCTAAATTACCAGTGGGTACAAATCCCTTAACATTTTCAGGGGCGAACATCTTAGTCAAAGTACAGGCAGTACCCTCACCAAACTTCTTAGTGAACTCTTTGACTGTTCTTTCAATAACATCGTCACGTGCCATAGATCTCCTTACTGTGGTTTGGCTGCTGTCAACTTGGCGCGAATCCTATCTTCCAAAGACTGAATACTGCTCATGGTGCTTGCAGCAGGAGCAGGCTGAGCAGGAGCAGGCTGAGCAGGATGAGCAGTTTCGACAACTATAGGAGAAGGCTGAGCGGGAGGCCAGGAAGGTGTGGCAGCCGGCATCACAGGCGGTGTAAATCGTACAGATGCTGGAGGAGCAAAAGGCGTAGGAGCAACGGGTGGAGGCATTGTAAATACTGGAATGCTGGCTGGCGCTCCAGCTGCAGCGTTGGGATTGTAGACCCTCCAAGGATGCGTCTTGTGGCATGCCTCAATATCCTCTAAATCAGGCAAGCTAAAAATGTCATCCAAGTTGTACAGCTGGTCCAGCCAATCAGGATTCTGGATCGGTGTATGCTGTGGTATGGGATAGATGACATCTTGGATTTGCATACCCTGACCTGTACGCTGAAGTATCAGATCCACGCCATTGATGGGATCAGTAATGTCACCAAAGCTACCAGAGTCTTGAATACCCTTCAGCATTTGGTAAACTCTCTTACCATAGGTGTAAACTTGTACGCCCTTATGTGGTTCAGTGACATTAATGATGTTAGAATAATATCTCGGATTCGCACGTATGGCGAGTACGTCAACTTGGTACAAATCGTACTGCTGGCGGATCTGTGCCCAGGTTTTGCAAAAAGGACAAGTGCCCTCTTCCCACATATCAGGGCATACGAAAGCTTTGCCTGATGCACCTACGCGCCAATGAGTCTTTGCAAAACGAGCAAAAAGACCTGTTGCACTCCAAGGCGGTAAGATGCGGATACGGTGTTGAACACCTCCGGTTGGTACAAAAAGTTTTTCTTTCGGTACATTCTTCAAAAAAGGCTCATTTGCCACAGGCGTAAGCTTTTTTTGGTTATCTGGATTATATGTGTATACCGTCATCGTTTTCTCCTTAAATTTCCTTGTTAGTCTTGCTCAACTGTGAAAACACCCTTTTTGTACATATCCCGCTTGTTAATTGACATGAGCATACGAGACTTCATCTCTAATGCTTTCGCTGCCTTGTCAAGTAACTTTGCATTGGTGCGTAACTTAGTTTCCTGTTCTTTTAAAGCTTGCCACTTAGGATCACTTCTAAAATGACGCTTAATTTCTGTTTGCGTCAAATCGCTCATCGCCGGTAGTTTCTTATAATCTCCGGCTAAGAGTTGCTCATAGGTTTCGACTGCGAGAGTGGCAGTGTCTGCGCCCTCCTCAGCGTCAATAGCTAGAGCAGCATAGTAGTAAAACCAAGCTGGACACTGAGCCATCTCACCCTGCAGATTTAATTCATTGACCTGCAGGACTGTGTTTATGTTAGCGGGTTCTTCGGACATAGGCTATCAAAAAAATCATTGAGAGTAAAGACATTAGTTTCAATCAATTCTAATGTTTCTACGCTGTAGTGTTGAAGTATGTCAACTCGCAGACCCTTCGGTCTATTTAAAGGATGCGTGGGATCCACTTGCAAACCAGCTACTGCCAGTAACGAGGCAATACGACTATCAATAGACATGCCCAATTCAGCTGCAAAACGAAGTTCAGCAAAACTGTTCATACCTAAAATATGAATGCGCATACCCGCTGATACCAGCCTATTAAAAAAATGTTCAATAAGGCGACATCGTACTTTACCTAGCGCTTCGCTATCAACTGGATCGCCATAATAATGAACAACACGAGGAAAACCAACCATGATGACGGTCGGTGATGCGATGGCCCACTCAATTTCTGCCTCTGCTTCTGCAATTGTTTGTCCTTGTATCACATACATCCAAGTAGTCCGTAAGGGACTAATCTCAGTGTATAGTTGAAAGTTTTTACGCGTCGCCGCCGCACAACCTAGGATATCTGGGGCAACGACGACACCAGGTCCCAAAATATCTGCAAGCTCAAAATACTTAACAGCCCAATCACGGTCACCGGTGACCGTAGGATTAACCTGCGAAACGTCAGCATTAATACCAACGCCACAATCAAGAATTGAATTACTGCAATCAACTCCATTAAAGAACCCCCTGTAAATTAGACTTTCTAAACAATACTCAGACTCTATATAAAAATTTGATTCTGGCCCTACAACATTCAAGTAGTGTAGGGGTAGGGTGTGTAATAATGCTGGTTGTTTAATCATATCCCAGAATATCCTTTACCTGCTGAACACGCTCATCAACTGTACCTCTTATTGTATGATACGGGACCCCGTGGTAATCAAGTATCAACTTCAAAGTCTTATCATGAGCTATTTGAAAACTGGGATCGCTAAAGCGCACGCCATCATTTACCAAAGGAAATTCGATAGGAACATAGAACACGTAGTCATACCAAATGTGGCGCACAGCCCATTTCATTAGATGGTAGTGAAAGTCTGGATGCACAGTAAGCTTGGCATATGCCCAAGTATCATAGATAGATCTAGAGGCTATGTAAGAAGGCGTCAAATATTGCTTCCATATGTACCAAAAGTCAATATAACGCTGTTGTGTACGTGCACTGTAATTTTTGAGATTAGGATGGTTCCTTACAAAACTATCAAAGGCAAAAGGCAAGGGTATTAGAGAGTAAATTCGATCAAATAAAGTACTCTTACCAACACCATGACTACCGGTAAAAACAATGCGCATTAAAATCTCCTTACCTGGTCGTCACGTAGTTCTTCACGAATATCATCTTCAATTGTCTTCTCAACAACCTTGTCTTTTTCCTTAGTAGCTTCTTCGCCCCAACGGTGTACTAGCTTAGAGTCAAGTTTTAAAGAAATATTTATCTTGGGTAATGGAAGACGCATAATCTCAGTCATTAAGCTACAAATGTCTTCTGCATGTTCTTCAGGAGCCTCAGAGATGATAGCATCATGCACAGATAGAACAATGCCTGGAACTTGATACATCGTTTCTAAAGACCAACCAAAAAGTCTTTCTAAAGCAGCGTCAATGGTATACAGACTTCTATTAGTAGTATCTGCCACACCATTCTGACAAGGAAAGTTCGCAGACAGACGATCATAGTAAGCTGCCGTCTTTCGATCGTACGCGGGCGGGAAGTGTCTACGTCTACCATAAATGCCATCAATCACAGCACGTTCGCGCCATTGGCGTTCCTGTTCAGCCCACCACTGGGGGACCATATAATAAGTTTCGTCCCATTTTTTAAACAAAGCTTCAGCTTCATCTTCAGTCATCTTCAGTACACCAGCTGCTCCTCTACCACCTCCACGATATGCTTTTCGAAAATTAATGGTCTTAGCAATGACACGAGTTTCCTTATTTACCTTATCCATCGTAAGGCGCATCATGTTGAGCTGAGTATGTAAATGCATGTCATCAGAAGTCACGGCCTCTATCAATCTAGGGTCACCTGAAAGAAAAGCTAGTAATACCAGTTCAGCTTGTGAATAATCGCAGTCTATTAAAACCCACCCAGGAGGAGCCATGAAATTCATGCGTATCTCAGGATCACGTGGAATAGTTAAAAGACTTGGAGCTTTTGCTGAAGGTCGACCGCTAGTTGTGCCATGTGTTAAAAAATCAGAATGTATACGGTCATTATGGTCAAGGTACTGTAGCATGCCTCCTTTGATGTTGCCCATGCCATCATCGCCATCAAGGTAAGTGGTAAGCATCTTCTGCATATGCTTCATTTTGATGATAAGTGCAGGGGCAATATGCTTGTCTTCTAATAACTTTAATGTTTCCTTGTTAGTTGAAGGCTTGCCCTTTTTGGTTGTAGCAAAAACAGGCAAATGTAACTTCACATATAACATGTCTGCAAGCTGCTGATATGAAGTCCATTCAAACGTAGAACCTACGGCACTAAAAAGATCCTTTTCAAGTGCTTTGATCTTAGCCCTGTAAAGAGAAGATGTTTCTAGAACACGCGGACGATCTACCATGATACCCCGAAATGAAATCTTAGTAAATACTCTGCGTGTAGGCATGGCATGATCAACATAAAAGTCCCACAAATCTTCCTTGCGTAAACGAATTTCAAATTGATCCTTAAGCACCTTAGTGGTGTAGGTATCATCAGTGTTATAATCCAGAAGTACTTCAGGAGAAGCATTGGCAATTTCAGCTGGATCACCTACTTCTTCAAGAATCTTGTGTTGGTAACCTGCCTTCTCAGCAATGAATAAGGTAGTTAAATCCTTTAATTTATGGGAACTATTCTCATCCAATAACAAGTGGGCATCAATGGTATCATAACTGTTCTTAACATAATAGCCATTGAACCAAAGAAACTTTGTATCAAAGTCTCCGTTATGAAAGATAAAGGCAATTTCATGATTGTTAAAAAGCTGAGTAAATATACCTTTGACCCAGGGATCTTTTAACTCGGCGTGCCACCAACCAACCTTGGGTCTAGTAAGTATACCTACACTTAACATATTACCATCCTCAAGAGTACATGAAAAACTGATGGATGCTATTTCATTACGGTAAAAGGAAAGGCCTGTTGTTTCTAAGTCAACTGCTATTTCTTTAGCCTGAGTCCTTAGAAACTCTGTTAATAACGTGAATTGTTCCTTGTCCCGAACAAGAATCTTATTATTGGTAGGCAACGTGCTAGTGACCTTGATATCTTCTACAAATTCTCGGGCTCGTCTAAGATCTGATAATACTGTTTGGCCATATGCCGGTTTTACAAGAACAGCATCAGGGTGAAACGTGGCCATTGCCTTGATAGGAGGATCACCAAAGATATCACAATCATAAAAAATACCCCGACGTTCAGTGATCTTAGGTAAACCCAAAATTGCCTTCAAACTGATAGCTCCAAGTAACATTATCAGCTTTGGACGAGTACTTGGAAAATCAATTTTGCCGTGTTTAACAAAACAGGCCTTGTATTCACTGGCCTCAGGTAAACGATCTCCTGGGGGGCGGCATCTAGTAGTAGACGTAATAAAACACTCAGATTCGGAGATACCAACTTGGCGCAGAAGATCAGAAAACAAAGCAGAAGTAGTTCTGCTTGTCAAAGGGCGTCCATTAAGAAGATCCGCAGTGTTAACTGTGGGGGTAATGAACATTAAACCATAGCGGCCCGTTCCACGGCCATAAACAGCACTGCGGCGAATAGCACCTGAAACAGAAGTTTCCCAAAGAGGACAACTCTTACAAGGCGTATCATCTACTGAATAATGGCCTTGAAGTAATGGTGGAGAAACTGGCTGATCCATTAAAACTTTCCAGTCGATCCGAAGCGACCTTCGCCTCTTGAGGAAGGACTAAGTTCATTAGTCGTAACAAGTTGTATCGGGAGCCTGTGGTGGAAAATA